TCCAATCCGTCTTTAGTATAAACAAACTGCTTTGTAGACATAGCAGCAATCGTATCGGGATTAATAAGTGTGTTAGATGAACCAAGGAATCTACATAAAACTTCTTGATTAAACTTGAGTTCACCCAGCATTGATTTTTGTTCAGCTGCCCATTTATCATCTCTACCGGGAATTCTGTTATATGGGATAAACATTGGAACAAATCCATTTAATCCTTGTTCCGCTTCGTTCCAGAACTTCCAGAAGTGATTATATCCTAGCGGGGTAGATGTGAGAAGAATCTTTGTTGTCTGGCCTGCAGAAATTGTAGGATAAACAGAAGTAAAGAAATCTTCTGCAACATTATTTGGAATAATAGCGGCCTCATCAATATACAACCAATTTACAGATTTACCTCGAATACCAGATGAGCTTGTTGCTGCAGTAAATACTTTAGATCCATTCTCAAGTTCAATATCGCCCTTGTTGAATGTTTTAACACCTTGCTGCATCCACATAGGAAGCATCTCATACATTAGTTCGTATCGAGAAAGTACCTCTCGCGCAGCTGACGATTTATTCGCCAGAATAGCAACTGTTTTATTTTCTTGAAATAGTGTGTACCAAAGAATACATGCTGCAGATGTAATGGTTTTGCCTTGTTGGCGACCTTCCATCAGAATAACTTTACGATTATTAAGTATAACGCCTACTTTTTCTTTTTGACATTCGTAAAGTTTAAAACTAATAAGACCTTTATCTAATGAAACAATTTTACAATATGTTTCTATAAAATAGATAGGATCACTCATACACCGCATTAACTCTTTAACTTGATCTGAGGTGTATTGTTGTACGGTTCCAATTGGTTTTAAATTGGGATTTCCGTTATATGATATTTGTTTATTGCTCAATTGTTCTGCCGTCGTCTTTGTTGCCTAGCATTTTCATTAGTTCCGCAGTAGAACCAGCAAATACAACATTATTATTCGTTGTTATATTTCTCGGACCATCGGGATCATCTTTTTTCAACTCTTTAGCTTTTTTCTGCAAATCCATAAGGTCTTTTGCTACATCAGAAACTGTTTTAATTAGTTGACCGGCAACTTCATATGTTCTAGGATGTTCTGAATTTTTAGCAAGCTCTATCATTTGATCTAGAGTATCTTCACTTTTATTTATAAGGTTGCGTAGAGTATTTCTTGCTAATTGATAATCATCTTCCTGATCCATTTTTCTTGATTCAGAATCACTAACCGCAGGTAAAGTAGTAGGCAAATCTGTTTCATCTACAGGAGTTATATCAAATAACGCATCTAGTTCAGGAATTTTTTTCATTAAAAATCTTCAATCGTATCTGTAAATCCTATATTATCACCCGGTTTGGCATCCAACGGATCAGGAGTTGTAGTTATAACATTTATTCTTTCAGATAAATTAGCATTATTAAATGTGCTTGCAACAACCTTCTTAATAATGCCTTGTTTATTAACAGGACCATAAAAATTAAGTTTCATTGTGAATGACAATGTCCAAATAATAGTTCGTCTATCTTCAAAATCACCATCATAATTATCTTCAAACGAAACTGAATCTAAAATAATAGGCAAATCGTTTTTAATATTTAACTGAGGAATTGACTTCATCGTTAAATTATAATCAGGATTAAAATATGGTAGGATTTGTTCTATAATTTGCAAACCATCATCTTGATTCTTAACGTACACATATAATTGTACATTAATATTGTACGGCGTGGGTGCATACTGTGAATCTAAAGTGGTTGTAGTTGAATTAACTGCTCTACTTTGTTGCACTGGACTTATTTTACGATTATAATCATAATTTAAAGTTGTCATCTCAAATGCAATTCGTGGTACAATAATTTGCACTTGGCGATCATCGACATTTGGGCGTTGCTGAATTCGGGCCAGTGCTTTAGATTTGCCTGAATAAGATAAAGGAACCTTTAATATTTGAATTATATTGCCGTCAGCGTCTCTTCTTTCAACATTAATATTGTTGAACATATTGCCAAACGCAACAATTGCCTTTCGGATTGTTCCCCAATAAAATCTTTGGTCTAACATTATTTAAATACCTCTCCGAATGGATTTCTTTCACTAAAATCTAAAATGTCTGCAATATTAGTGTCAAAATCTTCATTTCGTGCGCCAGCATCATCGGCGTGTAATGTGGAATATGTTTCGTTGACGATTGGAGATTCACTATTTGCTTCAATAAGTAATTCATCCCCATTCTCCTGCAGTAACACAAAATTGCGAACATCTTCATTTATTACGTCAGGGTATGTGTCAATTTCAGCAATGCCCGTGTTAATAACTTCGCTTGAGAACTGCATTAATTCGCAAGTTAATTTGTAGACATAAAGTTTACCAACCTGATAGAAAGGTTTATCCCCTTCTACTTTGCGTATTTCAAAATATGACTTTGTTAATGGAAAGAAAAGAATGTCGCCTTCAGCTGGTCGAGTTGCCAAAACAGTATTGCCGGTATTACCAGCAACCTCTAACCAACGTTTTCTCGAGACGACAAAATTAGCGCTCTCAACGGTTTCTACACCAAATCTAGATAAGAATTCACCCTGGCCCTCAAAACCTGTATTGCTTTCCAAATACATCTCAATAGGATAAGCATGTTCGTAGTTGTTTAAAGGATCTTCTCCCAAAATACGATCTTCATTGTATGCTTTGCGAGGTAAATAGTATAATTCAAAACCATAAATCTTCATACACTCTATGATTAAGTCTTCATAGATATTTTGTTCAGAAGAACGTCCCATAGGAACGCCGGATTGAAAATATGGATTTACGGTTGCCATTTTATATTATGTTTCTATTGACAATCTATTGACACGATGTTAGTATATGCTATGAGGCTCAGTGATAAGAAGCATTATTTAACCGACGAACATATCCACAGGCAATTCGAATCTAGACTGTATTTCAGTTTCAATTTGCCTAATTTCTTCTGTTGCTTCCTGATAGATAATCTCACCGTTTAATGTTACTCCCCCAGGAAGTTGTACACCGGCAAACTTCTTCAAATTATTACCCCATTGTTTTTTAATTTGGGCGGTAGCATATCTTTTTAAGAACATATCGTTATATACATCGGTATAAACATCTGGGTCTAAGATTCTCCAGCATTCTACAATAATATATGTACCCGGGACAACATCTGCAGCCCAATCCATATCAATATGTAACCTATTCATATGTCTATTGAATCGAATTGGTTTTTGTCCCACAAGTAATTGATTAATTAATTCAAGTTCTTGTCTAACTGCAGTATAGTATATCAAATCTGTAGACATTAAAGTATACAAATCATTAATTAAAATTTGGTATTTAATATCAAAGATGTTAGTTCCCGTAGACTTATTCATAAACGGAAATACTCTCTCAACACCTACAACAGCATTTGATATTTCAATATACTGATTAGATATATTATTAGCTGTTATCTCATGCTTTAAATATAATTTTTCTACAGCATCGAAGTGATACTCACGATAGAATTGAAACGCATCATCAATACGATCTTCAACTTGATCGTCATCGACGTTTATCTCAATTACAGGAGCACCTAATTGTCTTAGGCAATAATCTTTTAATTGTTCTCTAGATGTTACGCTAGCCATTATCGAGTTACTCCTGGGTTAACTGTTACAATACCTTCTACTATTCTTACAATAGTATCGGCTATATTTGCCTCTATATCATATATGTATCTACCTGCAATTAGGTTGGCCGTTTGACTTGCGGTTAACGATATTGATACGTTACCAGTTGTTGCATTAGTAATATTTGCAGTAAATGTCGTGGCATTTGCACTAGAATATGATCTACGCATTTGACTACGGGCACTATATCCCGTCAACGATATTGGATTTTTGCTATTATCCAAAAATTGGATATTGGCGCTAAATGTTGCGCCTTGGTCTATTACTAAATTTTTAGTTGTTGCCATTTATTATCCGCAGTGATAAGTACAAGCAATTAGCTTAACTTCGGTTGGTGATGAGAATGTAACA